GAACGTATGCACCCATCAATGCTTTACGGGCTTGTTCTGCCCTCAGTTTAGATGCTAGTTCTTCCTCGCGCTTGCGCTTGAATTCTTGCAGTTGGAACTGCGTAAGGCGATCAGATAGTTCGCCCTGCATAGCTTGTTTATAGGCTTGTTGACCCATTTGCAAGCCTTCTGCGATAGATTGCCCGGTGCTACCACCTTGGAACAATCTTCCTGCTAGTGCGTAAAGTGCTTGTGCTTGTGCGTCATTACGCGCTTGCTCAATATCGCCGCCACCAAGAAGGCTTAATGCTCCTGTGCCGCTTGTGCCAAAAATGTCAAGTAGTCCAGCCATATTAAACCTCAATAGTCCCAAGACCAACCAGTATCAGGTATTGGCCCAGATGCAATCATGCCTGAATCAACACTAGATGGATTAAACCAGTTGCTTGCGGAGTTCCACAAATTACTTATACCTTGCTGACCACCAAGGTTCTTGTACAAGCCACCACCAACTGCTGCAATGCCAAGCAGGTTTTGCAGGTTAGATGTATCGGCGTAACCAGTTTGAGTAGAAACCTTGCCCATCGGTGTTCCGTACACCATCGACAGATAGTTTTGCAGGTTTTGGTATGGTTGATTTTGCAGGAAGTTGAATCGAGCAATGTCTGCTTGTGTCTGTTGACCCGTATATCCTTCACGGGCTTGACCAGCGGCAAGAAGGTTCTGAATGTCTTGGTAGTCAGCAGCAGACATTCCCGGAGCAGCCATAGTAGCTGCTTGTTGCCTTGCTCTTTCGTCTGCCCAGTTCTGATAGGCTAGTGTTCCTGCTGTGTTTGATAGCTGTTGTGCGAGTTGGTTTGCAGCGGAGCCTTGCAGTCTTTCCATCGCGCCAGAGCCGTATCTGCCAGCCCTCGATGCTTGGCTAGAAATATCGCCAATTGCCTTGTTAAAGGCTGTTGTAGCCATCTGAGCAGCGGGTGCAAATGCGCCTTGTAGGAAAGGATTTCCACCAAGATATTGACCGCCAATAGTCTGACCAAGCTGCTGTTGCGCCTGTGCAAGCAATGGGTTTCCTGCCATTGCTCTTTGCTCAAGTGCTTGTAGCCCTGTCTGCGTTGTTGTTGACGGAGCAACATAGGTCTGCCCCGGATAGTATTGAGGGCCGCCAGTTTGATATAGACGCTGCGCCTCTCCAAGTCCGTATGTTAAATACGGCTGTACTGCTGGATCAATTGAAGTTGTTGATGTAACCGCCATTATTCACTCCTATTAGTGGATTCCACAGCGGTTGATCCGTATGGAAATTTTAATGTAAAAATTAACCAATGACAATATACGCATAGGTCTTATCTGAAACTGAGTTGGCAAAATGTGTAATAGTAGCTGAACCCTTATATTGGGCGCTTGCGTACACAGAATAGTCACCAGCAGCATTTGTACCGTTTGATGACGAAAAGCTAACAGTCACAATTGCTGATGGTGTTACTGGCCTTGTCGGGCTAGTTGCTGTTGGCAATTGCTCAATTGAAACTTGAGTGCTGCTAGTACACCACATAATCTCAACATAGTCGTTTGCACTTAGCTCAACCCAGAAATTCATTGCAGCAATCAAGCTACCATGCGCTCCGCCATGACTATTTGGAACAGAAAAACGGCTGTTTGAGTTGTCAATGTTAGTCCCATTTTTTTGAAACCAAATATCTACATCTTGAATCTGCGTGTCAGTATTAACAAACTGAAAACTAAATTGCACATTATAGATGCCGTAACTATTAACTGTTATACGACTATCGCTAACAATACTAATGCCATTGGCAAAATCAGTAGTATTTAATTTAACTGGGTAAGCAATTGTTGTAGATGCGGCAGTCTGGTCAGTCGAATCCTGAAAAGAGCCGTATGGCGTTGAATCAGTAAAAGCCGCAGCGGAGAATGGAATCAGAATGATCTTGCTGTCAGGGCTTATTCGTTTGTCATAAATCGTTGTTGTAGTTGCGTTTCCGTCATTTAGCGTGATAAGACCATGATTGTTGGTCTTGCCATTCATAATCCCGTTGACAATCTCAGCGGTTGCGCGAGCATCACCACCAAAAACAGGAAGGATGCGAAATTGAGATGTCATCGCACACCTTGTACAGCAACGTCAACGTCAACAGCAACAGCGTTAGCCCAGTTGTCCCCTGTTGGTTGCACACGAATACGGTGATAGCGTCCAGCAGACCTTAGAGACACACGGTTTTCTGCATCTGCTGATACAGCATCACCAAAACTAACACTTTCGCTCAGAAGCCTGCGAGAAGCGACAGACACATCAGCAGAACCGTTGTCAATTTGTGGACGAGCAAGCGTTACAACAGAGTTAGCACCAATATCAATGTCACCAGTCTGAATGTCACCAGTACGGTTGACACCAGTGTAAGTCATGATGTAGTTGTTGTATGTGCCTCCTAAAAAGTATTTGCCACCAACGTAAAGCCTGCTATCAAGCGATGTTGTCAGTGCATCAATTGATATGGAAATGTTATCCAAATCTTCAAGTGTCACGTTGGCACTTGACGCTTCTGCAATGTAATCAGTACCAGCATCACCGTATGTCCACTTCTTTGTGGAGAAGTTGTAGATCATTAGCTTACGATCACCACTGATTGAAACATAGTTCCAAATCACAAGTTTACGAATCGGGTCAACAGCAGCAGACATTGATGGGTAGTCAGATTCAGAAGCGTCATTCAAGAAAAATTTATCTACCTTTTCTGCACCAATAGATATTACTTGTTGACCATCGCACAGATAGAAACCATCATCACTCAAGAAAAATGTAATGTTTTGATACTGTGCAATTGAACCAGATACCATGCATCCTTTGTTTCGAGAGATGTTGTCAAACTGGAAAATAAAAGGCGTACCAATGTATGTCATGCGGTGTATGGCTCGCTCCAAGAAGATCAATCCAAATTCACCACCACGAATACCAACAATCTGACCGCCGTCAGGAATGTCTTGATAATCTGCCTGACTTGTTGCAGAGTTAGTCCAGTCTGTCTCGTTGTTCAGATCACTCCAACGAATACGGTACTGCTGTTGCTCAGATGATTCGTAAGTGTTTGCCGCAACCACGAAATCACGAACAACAGTAACATATTTTGCAACAGGAGCATCAGCAGACAGATCAGCAAATGCTGTTGAAGTGCCGAGTATCCAAGACTGTAGTTTTTCAGAGTTGTTTGCAAAGATAACTCGTTTGCCAAACTGAGTAAATCGAGGACGCTCAAGATTAGGAGTTGTGTAGCCGCTGTTTACCTCTGTCAGTGTGCCAATGCCATCGCTTGTATAAACCTTTGTGTATCCAGCAGCAAACAATTGAGTTGTGCTGTCAGGATTCTTTGCGGCATAGATAGAAAGCAGATTCTCAGCAGCAGCATCTGAAAACGTCACAGCAGATGGGATTGGGCCATAACCAACAGCAGACGAAACCACATTCTTTGCCTCAGTCAAAGCACCACTGATACCCGGCTGATCAGGCATCCACTCTCCCAATGTGATTCTCTGTGTCGGCATGGATTATCCTTGTGCAACTCGTATTGCAAGAGGAACACCAGAATACTGTCCTTCCTCATCAGATTTAATCAAAGATGCAAGTCCACGCTCAAACATGGAAACCCAAGTATTGACACGCGCATCGTTCATCAAGTAAGGCTCAGCCTCAACCAAAGAACCATACAACAGCAGGTCAGGACAAGTTGTCATAAACAAATTGCTTGTGTTGCTGTCGCTCAAATAGTTTGGTGCAGCGTAATACGTCAGATTGAGCGTATATGCAGAATCAGGCGCTGGCGCAAGTTTGAAAGTACTTGCCAAAACTGTATATGCGTTAGGCTTTCCGCTTACAGAACCAGAAGTATTGCGTGAATATAACGCAGGGCTGACGTAATTCATTGGCTGAACAGGATTTCCGTCAACAACAAAATCACGGGCTTCCAAGTAGTCGCTTGGAATGTTTAGCGATGCAGAACCAGCGGTTGCTGTAAGGCTTGATACAGACAGCATTTGACGAATACGCAACTCACGGCGTAAACGCACTTCACACAGACGAATAAAGTCTGGGATTTGTGTCGTTAAATCGGTTCGTGCCAAGTATCCAGCAATTGCTGTTTGAAGGTCAGAGTAGCTTGTAAATGACATCACAGAACTCCGGGGCGCGTACGAAACGCTTGATTATCTCGCTCATTTAACCATGCCATCATGCGTTTTTGATCGACAACGGCAAATCCTCGCATGA